AATTGAAACCCTTGAGCACGCGATTCGATACATGAAATCTAAACTAAACCATGAAAACAGCACCAACTAAGAAAGCAGCAAAGCGCGGTCGCCCACCTAAAGCTAAGCCAGAAACCCTTGATTCCCCCGTAGAATCTCAAGATGATACCACCTATGAGGGCGATTATCTAGTTATCCGCAAATGCCCAAACCCTAGTTGGGTGATGGTTCGCATGGATGGTGAGGCAGTCCCAGTTAAGGCTCCACCTAGGGTATCGCACAAACTAGTTGGCAAACCCATAAAAGTTGTTATGATACGCCCCGAAGTAGGCGAGCAGTTCTACGAATACATGCCATCATGAGCGCACCAACAGAAGAGCAAGAAGAGTCGATGATCTACGCCGAGGACGGCCCAAATGTCATGGCGTTGGCTGATGCCTACGACAAGTGCCTTATTGACTTGGAGGAGTACTTCGAGGCTTGCTTGCGCTCGTATGATGACCGCCGCAACCTTTGGGAAGGGAAATCTGACGACCTCCGTAAACAAGGCGCAAATGCCTTTCCTTGGCAGGGAGCGAGTGATATTGAGGTCAATGTCGTAGGGGAGCGTATCGACGCATTTGTGGCCATCCTAGATCAAGCCCTGCAGCGTTCCCACATTAAGGCGTTCCCGACTTCTATGGCATCCATGCCACGGGCTTCAATGGTGTCTGGGTTCCTTAAATGGATGCGTTCCACCTATATCCCAAACTTCCGTCAACAGATGGAATTGGGTGCTAATTATCTGCTAGAGAAGGGGCTGATGGTGTCGTATGTCGGATGGAAGCGTGAAAAAAGGACATATTTGCAACAGGTATCCATCGAGGAAATCGCACAAGTCTCCCCCGATCTAGCGGAACTTATTGTTAGTGGTGCTGATGACGAGATGGTATTAGGTATGCTTCAGACAGCATTCCCCGACCTATCGTCAAAGCGTGCAAAAAAAGCCATTATGGATCTTCGTAAGAAGGGTCTGGCTGAAGTCTCTGTCCCTCGTACATCGGTAGATTGCCCAGTAGTTTACTCATGCGCCCCCGATGGCGAGGTTCTTTTCCCATCGTATGTGACTGATCCTCAACGCGCTCCGTATGTATTCTGGCGCACATTCCTAACATCTCAGGAGCTTGAGAAAAAAGTAACCTCCGAAGGCTGGGATGCCGATTGGGTTGAGAACGCTATTGAACGACTTCGTGGCAAAGATTCCATGTACTTGGATGGCGAGAAGCTCAAGACAATCGACCGCTTGCCTATCACGGACGACAACGACCTTGTTATGGTGGTGTATGGCTACCAGCGTTTGATCGACGAGGAGGATGGCAGCGAGGGCATCTACTGTACGGTCTTCCACCCAACCACAGAAGGCTTCGCCAAACACGAACTCCTTAACGGCTATGACGACTACCCCTTTGTGGTTACGCGCCTATCGAATGACCAGAAGCGCATGTACGAAACCCAGACCTTCTCGGACATCCTCCGTGGAGCGCAAATGCAAATCAAGACCGAGCGTGATTCTCGTATTGATCGTGCTTCTCTGGCTACTCTCCCTCCATTGTTGCACCCGGCTGGTCGTCCTCCCTCTGATTGGGGGCCAGGAGTAAGGGTTCCGTATCGTCGCCTTGGTGAGATCCAATGGGGGCCACCGCCTCCAGCCGACAATGGTTCTGTTGAGGTTGAAGTATCCATGACCGCACAGGCAGACCGTGCCGTTGGTCTGGATATGTCCAACCCAATCTCTGCCTCCCGCCAGCAATTCGTGGTGTCCAAGTTCTTGGATCATGTCCGCGATGTGTTGAACATGGCGTGGAAGTTGTATCAGCGCATGGGTCCAGACGAGGTGTTCTTCCAAGTTACTGGCAATCCCAACCCACAGGTGATGACCAAGGGTTCGGCTGATGAGAACTTCAGCATCGTGGTGAACTTTGACTCACAGAGCAACGACCCAGAGACTGCTGAAACTCAGCTCAAGAACATGGTGTCATTGGTGCAACTCGACCGCAACGGCATCATGGACGTGAATAAGTTACTTGAGTTTACGGCATCTAGCATCAATCCGATCTTTGCTGACTATGTCCTGCAACCAGCCGAGGAAGCTCAACAGAAGGTGCAGAAGAATGTTACTGACGACCTTGCTAAGATCTTCGCCGGCATCGAGGTTCCTGCCCAGCCTAATGGCGCACAGATGGCAATGCAGATGATCCAAGCCTATGTCCAGCAACCAGACATCATGCAACGCGCACAACAAGACGAGGCATTTGGTGCAAGGCTTCAGAAATACATGGAGGCTTATCAGTTCCAATTGCAACAAATGGAAAATGCCGAAATTGGTAAAATTGGAGTTCGTCCCGCCCAAATGGGTGGAATCATAACGCAGAACATGCAGCAGTAATGGATCTGGCGATCAAATTAAAACACGGTCAAACCAATAGTAAAACTGGTTTGGTCTTTTGGTCGTATGACTCCAACGGTAGGGAGCGTTGGGTGACTCAAGAAAAATTCCAATTAAAACGAGAAACGGCAAACTCAAATGCGAGAAAAAGATACTGGAATGATGTAGAAAAATCCAGAGCGATATTAAGAGAGTGGCATCACGAAAACAAAGAAAAGAAAAGCAAGTCATTCAAAAACTGGAGCGAAAGAAATCAGCAAAGAATCAGAGGTAATCGACTGATGCGGCAATACGGTCTTAGCAATGAAGACTATATTTCCATGTACGAGTCGCAACTGGGGCTTTGTGCTATCTGCAACGAATCCCAACAAGGAATTACCAAAGACGGAGAAGAACGCTTTTTGTGCGTTGACCATTGCCACAAAACTGGCAAAGTCAGAGGTCTTTTGTGTGCCAGATGCAATGCTGGACTCGGACAATTCCAAGACAACCCAGAGTTTTTAATTAACGCATCAAAGTATTTAGTTCAAACCCAACAAATGCAACAAGGATAATCAACAATCAATCAATTAAGTATATGTCAAATCAAGCACAAAAAGCAAGGCTCAGAACTGTAGCTCGAATTAACAAGGGCGACATGTTTGCTGACGCAGACCGAAAGAAAAGAATGGCTTTGGGTGAAGCTAGGAGAATGGAGCTGGACCCCCAAAAAAATCCATCTGGTCGAGCCAAGTATGGAATCGAGGAAATGAAGTATAATGTTGTAAGGGGTGAAGTTCGAGGTTCTCCATCTCCACTCCCAGACCCCTCCGCATCTGCCCGTGGAGCTAATGTCCGTGCAAATAAAGCCCGTGGGACTCAGTCCTCAACCCAACGCAAGGTCATTAAGTAACCTATGAAAAAAGGAAAATCAAGTAGCTGCGGCCACGAAAAGATGGAGCGTAAGGGCAAAGGTAAAGGCTATGTCGAGATCGAGATCAAGATGAGCCGTGCGCCTAAGAAAGCTGCTAAACGCAAGTAAACTATGACACCAATACCGAAACCAAGCATCCAAGTAGCCGTAGAAGCCCTCCGTGACCGCGAGGAATATGCCGCTATCCTTCAGTTTATCCACGATGAGCGTGAGAAGTTCTTTGGTGACTTTCGCCAAGCAGAATCATCGAATGATGTAATGAAGCTCGCAGGAAGCATTTCTACGCTGGATGAGCTGCTCTCAGTCTTAGCTTGACAAACCCGCTAGAATGGTCTAAGCATTTCTCGAACCTGCTTCGGTAGGTGTTTTGTTTCGTTTCATCGTTCATAGTTTGGGAGAAGGTCACAGGTTAAAATCTGTGGCCTTTTCTTTTGGCATCACCAACGGTTAAGTTGACTTACACTTGACTTACACTTGTGACCTTTAATTAAGACAGTCACCTCGCTTACGCTCGATCAAACTTCCCTCCGAGAGGAAAAAGACACACCAACCTCTTAGGGCTGTGTTAATAAACCCTATGATTCGTGGTCTACCATGTGGAACCCCTATTTCTAGAGACCCAATTCGGTTGTGCGCTCTTCCCCCCGCTTCGGATTAAAGCCTATAACGGACGCTGGATGATAGGTTGGAATCAGAGCCAGCCGCGAGCCTAATGGTAGTGAAGTATTCTCATACCCCTTTGCCCGTCCTAATGGCTGTCTCGTTCCACTAGGAACTAGCACCTTGAAAAACAAAGGGCTAGCACGAGGAGGTCGGAGTACTCGTGCCAGCCCTAGATCCATTGCTCTACGCGCCGGAGGGGTGAATAGTGACGATGAGTCCGACCTCTCGTCAACGCCAAAATACATTATTTCCCCGCCCCGTCAATAGGAAATCTTTAAGGTCGCAATTTGCGGCCAAGGGTTAGGCTCTCCCCAAAGATGCATGCTTAGCCCGAAAGACACACGCTAGACGGGAAAAGACGCATGTTTTTGCGTCAAATCTTGTGACAAAAAGTACCCAGTATTTGTCACGGTTTTGTCAGAAAAACTACACATTATTTCTGACATAATGCGTCAAGTCTAATACCTTACCAAACTACTTGACTTAGTAAGGATTAAATGCTTGACTTCGCTCATCGCCACCGCAGGGCGTTAACCAGCGTACAAAATGACTAATACCAATCAAGCTAACGCCGAAGCTGAAGAATCGGTGGACAATATCTCATTCGAGGAGCTTATCGCTCGTAGAATTGGGGAAGCAACTGCACCAGAGGAGACTGAAGAGGAACCCCAGGATGCCGAGGAAACCGAAGAAACCGAACCTGCCAGTCAAGATGACGAGGAAGAGGTGGAGGAAACCGAGGAAGAATCCGAGGAGGAATCAGAGGAAACCGAGGAGCAGTCAGACATAGACCTGTTGAATCTCTCACCGGAGCAGATCCAAGAGCTTGCCAAAAAAGGTAAGAGCCGCCTCCTTCAACGGATCGGTGAACTCACCGCCCAAAAGCGAACCTTAGAGGAGAAGCTCGCGGCTCAACCGCAGATGACTCGTCAAGTCGAGGAGAACGAGATCCCAGAGGCTATCCGTAAATTGGAAAGCTTCGAGAACCTCAAGGACTTCTACGACGAGATGACGAAGACTCTAGAGTCAACGGACGAGATCTTGGATGAACACGAAGACTACGGCCCCGATGACATCATCACCGTTGGCGATAAAGAGTTCACCAAGCGTCAAATCCGCAAAGCCAACAGGAACG